AGATTCCATATCGCCTGAGGGCGCAAGACCTGACTGTTGCAGCAGTCGGGTCTTTTTTTATGTCCGAATGCGGGACTCACCAGAATTGCACTGGAGCACACAGGCCGGTACCAGCAGCTCTGTGCGAGACCCTTATCCCGCGCGTGGTCTTATATTACATAGGAGGCCTTTATCTGGACTTCCTCCACATTCCCGCGGAGAAAGACGGATAAAGCGATGGGGGATTGCGGCAGGTATCGCCACAGGTGCCGCGCTTGGCACCAAAAGCAACGCCAAAGCGGAACGGAAATGCCAAAATTTTGCCTTGGTAACTACGCTTTTTTCGGGGTCGGCGAGCCCGCGGCGTGTGGGGCGGGGGTCGTCACAGTACCTTTTGCCGTCGTCGCCTGTTGCAACGCATTTCCCCGCCCTCAGCGCGACGATGCCGAGAGGGGGAGGGAGCAACACAGCCAGACGCAGATACGCCGCTCTCGTGCGATGTATGCGCCTGGCTGTGGTATTGTGTTATAACTTCGTCAGCAATTCCGCATGGCTATACCCCTTAACGCCCTTGGTCATCATGCCGAGGAAGTCATCACGCGAGAAATCAGAGAGCCGGAATACTTCTTCGGGTTTCATTCCGAGCTGTTTGCCGATCTCCTGAACGGACTTGCCCTCGTCCAGCAGCCGCTTTACGATGGCTTTCATCGGCTCAAGCAGATGTGTACCGCGAGCGCGGTTGTGTGTGACGGTGCCGTAAATATCCTCGGTCGCGTCATCATGCCGCACGATCACCACCGGCACCTTGCCTTTGAGCATGGTGTGCAGCGGCTCCTCTCCGGCCACGGTCCAGCGGTGAAAGCCGTCGATGATGGTGTAGTCGGGACGCACGACGATGGGAAGCGTCCAGCCATTGGTCATGATCGATTGCACCAGCAGTTTCAGATTCTCACGGTTGACCTTGTTGGGGTTGTAGTCATTGGGCTTGAGCTGCTCCCGGTCTGCCCATTGCAGGGAGGATAACGGGGCGAACAGATCCGCGTCAGCCATTTGCCTCACCTCCCTTCCGGAAGCGCTTGGCGTAATCAGCGTAGGCGCAGGATATGTCCTGATAGATGGCGCGCAGGGTGCGGAGCTTGGGATCTCCAGCAGTCAGACCGCCGTACATTTTCTTGTAGTCGCGCGGCCGCGCCATTCCGTCCATCTGAATGAACATCTTGCGGTACTGCTTGGCGATCTTGCGCTTATGCTCCGTGTTGAAGAAGTCTCCCGGACGGACGAACAGCATCTCCTTCAGGAGCGCACGGTAGTCCTTGGTGTCCTCGCCCTCCAGCTCCCGGCGCTTCCTTGTGGTGCGGTGGAACATTTCGCTGTCCCAGTACAGCATGGCAAGGTAGGCATTCGGCTCGCGCCGAAGGACGCGCTCCATGAGAGATGGGTCATATTCGCCCAGGTGTACCAGCACGGGTACGGTATCAACGGAGAAGAACTGCGACACGCGCAGCTGATTCCGATTGACGCCGACCTGATACATCTGCAGGTAGACCTCGGGGACTTCGATGCGCTGGTCTCGCAGGTACAGCCAGACGTCCGCCGTCTTCCAGTCGTAGATGGGATAGATGGTGTTCGTGCCGGTGATACCCTTTGCGCCCATATTTAGTGCCGCCATGTATTGGAGCCGCTGAATGGACTCTGCCGCGCGGACGCCGGTGATCATGATGCCGTCCATCGTCACGCGGGGCAGGAAGGATTGATAGTTGTCGATCCTCGGCCGGAGCTGCGGGTGATTGCGGATGGCAAAGGGCGGCGGCTGCCGCACCCAAGCATCGCGCTTGCGTCGATCCCAGCAGACGAAGGTTTCATCGCTGGACAGCTCATTGAGACAGCTGAAATGCTTGACCTCGATGCACCACCATTGAAACTTGGCACCGGCAAGCAGGAACTTCTTCCGCCACGCCTTGGTCGTTGCTTCAATGGAATCGAAGATTGCCTCCTCGTCCACGAAAAGGACGGTCAACTGCGAGGGATTGATCTCTCCAGCCTGGATCAGCTTATAGGTCAGGTCGGCAAGAACGATGCTGTCCTTGCCGCCGGAAAACGAGAGGTATACGGGGACGCCGTTGGAAAATACGTTCTTGATCCGCTGGCGCGCCGCAGTCACAACGTCGATGTCTGAGCTGATGCGCTTTACAGCCATATCCGCTCACCACATTTCGGGCAGAGGATAAACCTCTTAGCGGGCTCGGTGGAAGACGCCGTGCCGCTCTGTACGGGTGCGACTTCCTCAGCCTGCGCCGCAGCAGCTTCTTCTCGGGCGGCGTATTTCTCGCGCGTCTCGGTGATGGCCGCAGCCTGCTCCGGCTCAATGGTGCCGTACTCAAGCAGGGCGTCGCTGGCTTCGTCAGCCTCCATCACCATCGCCCGGAGAAGATCCTCTTCGTAGCCGGGAATGTCCAGGTCATCTTTCAGCTCAAGGATAAAAGCGTCCAGCGCGGCCAGATCGTCAACGCCCAGGTCAAAGACGCGGTTATCGGCCAGCATGAGCTTTTTCTTCTCCGCCTCAGTCAGTCCAGACACGACATAGCAGTCCGCCTCTGTGCGGCCGAGGGACAGCAGCGTTTCATACAAGCCGTTGCCGGCGAGAATAACGCCGTCCTCGTCGACCACGATGGGGCGGATCTGACCGAACATTTCGACAGAGCGTCGGAACTCCTTCAGCTGCTTGTCGGTGTGCATTCGGACATTCCGATCCGGTCGCCGCAGCTCGGTCAGAGGCTTCTTTATGACCTTCATGCCTGCACCCCCTTCAAGAAGGCGCGAGCACTGTCGATCTTTTCAGCCGCCGCAAGGACGATGCCGGGGTCGATATCGTAGACCTCACGCCAGCCGTTCTCGATGCTGCCCGTCCATTGGCGGGCGGGGCCCGGGGGGGGGCCGCCCAGATATCCGTTCTTCCAGCCGTAGATTGGCGGAAGCGGGAGCTGATGGTAGTGAATATAGGCAAGGATGTGCTCATGCTTCCACGCAGCGAGCGGGCTGAATCGCGTAACACCTTTGCCATCGGTATAGATATTGCTGTTGCGACCGACATAATTGCCGTCCGCACGGCGACGGCCGAGAATGATGATGTCCAGCTCGTGCGCCTTGAAGTATTCACGCTGCGCTCGGTGCTGCACGATAGAAAACCATCGTCCGGCCGCGGCGGAGTCCTTGGGGAAAAGCATCTCTTGATGCTTCACCAGCCAGTCGATATCCTGATGCGTGTTGATGACTTCGCAGCCTGCCGGCTTATGCTCCTCGATCCATGCGGCAAAGGCGGGGTATTCCAGGTCGCACACGCCGATCATACTATCGGTGACGCCGGCCGCTTCACAGAGTTTGCCAAGGACAATACTGTCCTTACCAGCGCTCCATGCGTAGGCAGCACACTTCCCAGCCGTCACGGCCTTGATGTCCGCCACGGTCGCGGCAGTAAGTTCGTCCAGCTCTGCGCGGGAAACGGCTTCTTCGATAGTTGCAACGGCATCCAGCCACGCGCCGTTGTCGATCCTCTGCTTCCTTCCGAGACTCATGCTCTCACCGCCTTTCTCGAGGCGATAACAGCGACAAGGCCGCTGGACAGGACGGTCGTCAGACTGCCTGCCGCTTTCACAGCCGGAATGCCGGCGAGATTGCCGTAGGCGAAGATTGGAAGCCCGATACACAGCGCAGTCAGCACACCGGCAAAAACGCCCTTGCCCGTCAGCTTCTTACCGAGCAGCGTCATGACCGTCGGCAGCAGCGTCGAAGCGCGGAGCGTTCCGTAGAACAGGAACAGGTATGTCACCGTCAGGCCGGGAATGTTGGCGATGGCGATAGCCACGATCAGCAGGCAAAGCATGGTGCGGCGCGAAGTCTGCACCGTGTCCTTCCCAATGCCGAGCCAGTCTGTCGTGAGCGACGCCGCCGCGCAAAGGTTGCTATCCACCGTGGAGAGCAGGCCGGAGATAATCATAAACAGGAACGGGACCAGCACCCATGTCGGAAGCAGCGAGGAAACGAATTCAAAGTTGACCATGCCGGTGTCGCTGGCCGCAAAGCCGGAGCCTGCGGCAAGGAAGCCCACCGTTCCCATGCAGATCGGAACGAGCGCAAACAAAAGCGCACCGGCAAAAAACGATCTGCCGATGCGGTCGCGCCTGATTGCGAAAGCTCGTTGCCAGAAGCACTGATCCCCGAACGGGCCGGAGATCAGACCGACAGCCATCGGCAGACCGTAGCCCAGCAAGACTTCAATGCCCGCGGAGGAGTTGAGCGAGGTATATTCTCCGGAGACAGCACCGAGCCCTGCCCGTACCGTGTCAAAGCCGCCGGTCATGCGAAGGCTCAGAACGACCAGTAGAGCGCCACCTATGAGAATAATGCCCAGCTGGACAACATCGGTGATGATGGAGGCTTTCAGCCCGGAGAAGCGGGAGTAGGAATATGCGATAGCTGCCAGGGCGAGCGTCATGCTCCAGAATGGCAGCCCCGTAATGAGGGCCAGCGTCTTCCCCCCGGCGAGCAGCTGCACTGCCGTTGAAAGAACGGCCAGCGCGCCGAGCTGGAAGGAGTAGACGCCCTTGACCTTGCCGGAGTGATAGCGCTCCGCCATGTAGCCGGTCAAGGTGATGCCCTCCGGGTACTGCGCCCGGATCCTTTTTGCAAAGGGGATAAACAGGATCAGGCACAGCACATTCGGTACCGTAAACCAGAACATCCCCGGGATGCCGCGCGTATAGGCCATCTCCGAGGAAGTGAACAGTGAGGGAGCCCAAATCCAAGTGGCGGCGATGCTCATGGCGGCAATCACCGAGCCGATGCGCCGGTCCGCCACATGGAAGCCCTCTGCGTCGGTCGTCTTTCGGGTGAACATCAGCGTGACGCCGATCATCAGCACCGCATAGACGGCCAGAATGACAATTCCGAACATTTTGGAAATCTCCTTTTATGATGTCACCGCTGCCCTCTGCTGGCGAACATCGGACCCGGCGCATGACCGGCGCGCAAGGAGTAACGCGCAGGCCTCAACCTCCTTCCCAAACGAATGACGGCCACCCCGCGAGGGATGGCCGCCTGGCTTATGTAGGATTTTACGAGTCTAATCCTAATACATGGTGCGGGGAATATCAAGAAACGAGTTGCAACAGCGAAGAACAGCTTTTAACTACCGAGGTAGCGGTAACACACCATCTTTACCGAATCCTCCGAATTGCGGCCTCCTATGACCGCTGCGACCTCTTTCCATGCGAGCCCTCTCAGGAAGCGCAGCCGGAAGATCAGGCGCGTCTGGTCATCGTCGATGCCTTGAATGAACGGCATGATCTGCCCCTCGCTGGCCTTGACCTCTTCCTCCAGAAAGCCGACACGCGCATCCATATCCACAATCTCAGCTGCGAGGTCGCCGACCTTATCCTTTATGCCGGGAGTATGCGGCATACCTGTGAGGGCAGCCGCGCCGGGGCAAGCCGCGTCACGCAAGGACTGTAGCATCTCCCTCGCCCTTGCCAGTTTCTCTATCAGCTCAAAATGCTGATTCAATTCCGAAAGCGTCGTAATAGCTCACCCCAATCTGTTCTTACTTCCTCTTGCCACCCTGCTGGCTGACAGTCTCTCCAATCTGCATTTGCCGGTATGTTGGCTGCACTACCTCTACCGACACCACACGGGTATCTCCGTATCGCTCCAAATCCTGAGCAATCTGCTCCTTTATGCCAATGACCTGTCCTGCCGGAGCATTGACGTGAACGGTGATAATGAGCATCACCGCACCGTCTGATAGGCGCGAGCTTTCTTGTTATAGGCCAGGTCGACCGGCGCACCACAGGAAAGGCAGTTGTAGGTGATACTGTCCTCTTCGATGTTCGTTCGATACTTGAAGCTCTTCCCGCACTTACAGCGGATGTGCGCCGACGTGAGATCGTGCAGCGGCGTTTCTCCACCGCAGGCCGCACACCGATAAGACGAGATAGGCTGTTTGACACAAAAGCCTCGCAAATCTCCGCACTGTGCGCACCGAATAAGCAGAAACCCCTTGTATGTCTTCGGCGTGGTCTCCTCGACTTCTGCTCTATCAGGGATAGCCCATGTCTCTTTCGGCCCGAACATAGTCTCCGCACGGCTGGGCTTTGCACGAAGCAAAGTCGGCTCTGCCTTGTGCATCTCCGGCAGGGAGGCCTTCGTTGCAGCGCCGCGCCACACAGGGCGGCAGTCTATGCCGTTTCCGAGACGGCAATGCCATCTGTTCGCGCCGCTGAACTCCTCTTTCTCTCCGTGCTCACAATATTCGCAGTTGCCGTTCAGCCACAGCAGGGCGGCAATATCGGTCGCGGCGGCGTTGATTGCCTCCTCCGCTCCTGCGAACTCCTGCACCAAGTCAAAAAGGCGGCTGTAATCGTCATACTGAATACGCCCGTTCTCATTCAGCTCATTGATAAAATCGAGCAGGTTTTCAAATCGTTCCATAGAAGCTCCTTTTCATTCCATCACCACGCAACCACAGACTGTACATTGACCGTGAAAGTGTCCGTTGCTGCGCGCCCTTGCCCCGACCATCGTGCTCTTTCCTCCGCAGGAGGGGCAGTCCATGCGAACTTCCTCCGGCGGCTTGCTCCATTCCTCCGTAAGCGCGTCGGGCAGAAACCTTTGACCGCAGAAGACACACCGCTCCAAGCTGTACGGCATATTCCCGCAGGAGGGGCATTCGGGATATCTGCCGCTCCAATAATCCTCAGCCCAGCGAATATGTACCGGCTCAGCCTTGCCGTTTTCCTTATCATCGGCGGCGGGCTGGTGTTCGCAGGTATCGCAGTAAAACTCCTTCTTGCAGACCAAGCCCTTATCCCAATGGCAGTACATAGTGAGATCTCCGGTATCAATCATTTCTGTCGTCCTCCTTCGGCGGCGCAGGCAGCGGCATCCAATAGACAACTGCAACATCGCTTCTATCTCCGATACCGACATGGACGCTCCATTCCGCCCTTTCGGGAGCGCACCAGCCCATATAGACGCCCCATCTTTCGTGCCAATACGCGACAACGAGGACATTGCTACGATCTTCCGGTAACCTCTCTTTTACAGATACCCATTTTGGCATCCGTTTTGTCGCAGCATTCAGCTTCAATTCGAGCCGGCCGGAATAGCGCTTGCTATCCTCGAACATCATCCCCATCTTTACGATTTCGTCCGGCATCAACTCTGTTGCTTCGTAGGAGGCAAGCCGCGCCAGTGCAACCTCGTACCCACGGCGGCAGTAAAGCCGCCCATCCTCGTCATACCATGTCAGCTTATCCATTGTGTTCCTCCCTCGACTTGAAGCTGCCTGCCGCCCGGCAGCTCCCCCAGTGGGGAGCGAAGCCGGTGCCGGTGGCCTTGTGCGGATCTTCGGTATACTCACAGGAGATAACCTCGCCGTTCGGCGTCACGATCTTTTTACTGCCGGAACGGGGCTTTTCGATGTAATAGCGCGGGGTGGCGTCACACGGCATAGACTTCCCGCCGGGTGTTCTGATCCAGACGATAGCCGCGCCGCAGCCTTTGCAGGTAGACGCTCTCATTCGTCGGTCACCTCCCCGAAAAGCTCATGTGTTCCGTCCTGGAGAGCCTTTTCATCGTCGGACATCTCGTAGCCCAGCTTGACGAGCAACGCATAGATGCGGTCCAGCTTCTCGTTTTCCTCATGCTTCATGGTGTAGCTGTTCCAGTAGCTGCGGAAATAGCCCTCGGACTTTCCGTCACCCAGGCGCGCATAGATCATTCGCAGGAGCGCCTTTTCGGGCGTCTTGCCGATCGCGTCGGTCACGGCCTGGAGCGTAAATGCGGCATCGTCCTCGCCGTCCTCGTCATCTTCGGCAAGGGTCTCGGCGCCAGTAGCCTGCGCGATCTCCTCTTCGGTGAGCCAACCGGTATCGTCCCAGTATTCGGCGTAGGCCCACAGCGCCACGATGTCCGCAAGGCGCTTTTTGATGGCGGCTGTGGAAACGGTAGCCACGAAGTCGGCGCGAAGCTCGTAGGCGCGGGCGGTTGCTTCGGACAGCGCCTTTTCTGCGGCGTCCTTTCGCTCCTGCTTCAGCTGCTCCTCGCGCTCTTTCGCTTCTTCCTCCGGGGTAAGGGCGGTAGGCTCATCCTTGACCATCAGCACAATATAACCCCATGTTTCGACGAAGAAGAAATACTCAATGGTATCGGCATCCTCCGGGCGATCCACTTTGACTTCGCCGTTAGTATAGAAGCTATTGACTCTCTTATATCCGGTCTTGTCGGTGATCTGCGTCGCAAAGGTACTCAGCTGCTCTACCCATAGGGCTTTACGCGCTTCTGCGGCTTCATCATTGATGGCCTGTTTCAGCTTGTACTTGAAGTTCTCGGTGCCGATGTAATCAAGCATTTCGTTCTTGCGCTCCGGGCTTTTCAGCTTGTCCAGCTCCATGTACTCGAACAGGCTGACGCCGCGCTCCTCGGACTTCTTGAATTTGTCCTTATCCAGCTCCAGGAGCTTCACACGGCGCCGGACAGTGGTGGCGGAAAAGCCGGACTTTTCCGCGATGTCCTCGACGGTATCGCCCATGTCAAGCATCATCTGGAAGCCCTGCGCCTGCTCATAGACCGTCAGATCGGACCGCTGCATATTCTCCGTGAGCATCATACTCAGCTGCTCCCGCTCCGACATCTCGACCACGACGCAGGGAAGCTCCTCCAGACCGGCCAGCTTTGCGGCCGCAAGACGGCGGTGGCCGATGATAACGCGGTAGCTTTCTCCGTCCCACTTCTTTGTGATTTCCCCGATCAGCGGAACAACGGTGAGGTTTTGGAGTACGCCGTTGACCTTGATGCTCTCAGCCAGCTCGGTCACATCGCCCAGGTCCTTACGGGGGTTATCGGGATGCCTCCACAGTTTACTGACCGGAATGTACTTGATTTCTGCCATAAAACGCTCCTTTCTTACGCCGAGCTTTGCCCCTCGGCTGGGATAGTTTATTATTTTCGGCTCATGCCGTTCACGCGGCACCAGTGCCGCTGGGCCTGCTTCTTCCTCGCGGTGCGGCAGGCCGCGCAGAAGCGGTTTTCCTTGCGCTCGTAGAAGGTGCCGCCGCACCGTGCGCAATACTGAGGCTGAATACGCCGGAATGCTGTGCAGCTGTCGCAATCCGTACACCCTGCGGAGCATCCGCCAATGTCGTCCCAATTCATGCACATAAACCGCTGCCAGTAAGGATCATAGCCGAGATCGTTCATGCGCTTACGAAGGACCGTTGCCAGCGCGGATAGGTCGCGCCTGACCTGATGGCGGGTGCGGGAGATATAGAAGCCATGACGGACGTCCATTTCCGGCGCACCGTGCCCCCACGCGCCATCACCGAGCATTTCCCGCACCTTGTCGGCGTTCTCGGTCAGATAATCGTTGTAGACCTTGGAGCGGACGCACTTTTCGGAACGGCCGACCGCCTTGCCTATGGCAGCGTAGCTGTCGCCGTGGCGGATGCCGTCTGCCAGTATTTCAAAATCCTCGCTGGTCCATGTGCCGCGCTTTCCGGTCAGCTCCATCGAAACGGGGCGGTCCTTGATGCCGAGGTCACGACAACGGCGCGCGATCGCACCGTGAGAACGATGCATCATCTCGGAAATTTCCGCCCATGAGTACCTGTGCTTACTGAGCAGCATCTTCAGCCGAGAGTCCTCGTCCTCTCCCCACGGGTCTTTCCTCTGAATGGCGTATGCCTCAAAGTCTTTCTTGCGCTGCTCGGCTACCCAGCCCGGCTCCTCGCCGAGCGCCAACGGCTCCATTTTGGAAAAGTCGATGAAGCTGCGGTATCGCTCGGCCCACTCCCAGAACTCTTCAATGTAGACCACCCGAAAGCTGCAGCGGTTGACCTTTTTTGTGTGGACGGGCAAGCCGCGATTTTCGACCCAGCTTTTCATTTTGTAGCCGTAGGAGCTGCTTCCTCCGTTCACCGCCAGCAGGAGTTGATTTAGAGTGACATACTCGCCAGCCACCAATACCGCGCCTAAACCCAGACGCTGAGCTCTGACCTTGACGGCGTTTGTGGTACGATTGAGTTTCTTTGCGATGGCCGGAACAGAAATCTGCCCCCACTTTTCCATCAAATAATCTTCTTCCTCGGGCTTCCATGTCCGGCTCCCGAGAGGCGGCGGCTGCCGCATTCCGTTCCCTCCCATCAAAATAGAGTGAGCTGGCCGGTTTTCGTTTCCGCCAGCGGTTGAGATTGTTCCGGCGGCGCGGCAGGCGCCGGCGGCTCTGCCGGTACCTGCTCTGCCGCGTTCCGAAACAGGAGATCCATTTGCGCCCCGATGCGGCGGTAGTGCCAGACATCGCGGAAATACATCGGTGTGTACCAAACCTGCGGACCGTCCTTTGGCAGCAGACCGCGGGCGTCGTAGCTGACGGACGGGCGCAGGAGCGAGTCGTCAATGACAACATAGCCGGGGCAGCCGAGCAAGCTAAGTTGGATGTAGCACATACACCCAGCGAGAAAATCTATGTCCTGCGCCACGAACAGCACCGAGGTCTGATAGTTGATATGCTGTCTCCGGCACTCATTGGCGAATGCGAGCAGCAGCGCACCGGCTCCGCAGGCGGGGTCGTTCACGGACACCCAGCCCTGCTTTTCTATCCGCGCCGTCATATCAGGCGCATAGGTCATCGCGGACATCGCCCTGCAGACACTGTACGGAGTGAAGAACTGTCCTTTCCATTCGTTTCCGAGGCCGAGTGCCATAAAAAGCTCACCGAGGAAGTCCTGCTCGGGATCACGCTCCAATTCGGCTACGACCTCAAGCAACATATCTGCAAAGACTTCCAGCTCCTTAGCGGAATACTTCTCTGCGCGGCTGCGGTACATTTCTTCCCTGGCCTTGGCCTGCGGGCCTCCCATCGTGTTGGCGATTGCGATGGCCGACATGATGATGAAGTCCTGCCAGATGTCCCAGCGGGAATACTTCCCACTCAGACCTTCTATGAAGCGGACGATATTCTTCTGACTTTCCCCTCTGACGTGCCGCAGGGCGTTTCCCATGACTTAGCCCTCCTTGTCCGCTGCTTTCAGTTCTGCGGCTTCGCGCAGCTGCGGAGCGACTGACTTAACGGCGGCTTGATACCCGGCGTCATACCCGCGTTTCCACACGCGGCTGAGGTAGGCCGCAAGCGTCGCCTTGTCCATGTGCTTGATTGTCTTGTAATCCTCGCGGCGCATCTGACCGGCAAGCTGCAGGTCGTGCGCGGTATGCTTATTGGCATTTACGGTCGGCATCAATCTTCACCGCCTTCCGTGTCGTCAGGCTCGTCGGTAGGGAGGACCTCGCGTCCATCGGAGCCGTTATACGGACCGACGACACCCAGCTCCTCCAGTGCGTCAATCAGACGCGCAGCCTTTGCGTAGCCAACGCTCATACGGCGTTGCAACAGCCCCACAGTCGCTTTATTCTCTGCCCGAACAATGGTAATGGCCTGCTGAATGTCGGGGTCGTCCAGGTCAACCTCGGGGCCATCCTCGCCCTGCATATCCCCCTCGTCCTCCGGCTCCTCGTCGGTATCATCTGCCTCGTCTTCGTCAATGACCGGCATGAGGCCGCTGCGCAATGCGTTCTTTTCCAGCACATCGCGGAAGAAATACTGCTGCCAGTAGGTAATCATCTTCACCAGAATGGACTCGATCTTGGTGCGGAGCGTCTTGCTGATGGTAAAGGTGCCGCCCGTTACCTTCGTGTCCAGACCGCCGTCCTCGAAGATCCAGGACATGGAGGCGTCGGGGCTGCGGTAGCCGACCTCCTCGACATTCTCCAGCATGGAAATCTGCGCGTCCATGCCCTGTACGGGCTTGATGGTAAAGATGATGGGGTATCTGTCTTTTTCAAAGCGATAGACGAGATCGTGCTCATCGCACAGGCCCTGCATCTTCTTCTTTTGGGCTTCATACATGGAAATTTCGCTCATGGTGGTAACTCCTTTCAATTCAGTTGAGCAGAAGCAGCGTGCCATTCCACGCCGTCTGCACTTGATATTTCTCCAAGTCGGCCTCCGTCACATACTTGCGGCCGAAGTGGTCTTTCATGGTCTTCCAGATGTCCCAGGGGACGCAATAGACCATGCCGGAGCTGAAACCGGCGATGACAAAGCAGCGAGCGCCGAGCGCCTGATGCCTGTCCATATAGTCCTGCTGGCTCTGGAGGACGCGGCTCTGCTCCATTCGGTCGGCGGCGGTGAATTTCGCCTCGAACATGACCGTCCTGCCGCCCTTGATGGTGCCTTTATAGTCCGGCTGTGCCTGCTTTTCGTAGTAGGCGATGAACTTGCCATTGCCGAGATTTTTCGTGGGGTGCATCGGCTCCGGCGTCTTTTCGATGATCGCAAAGCCTTTCTGTGCGTAGTAGGCAAAGGAATCGTCGATGCGGCTCTCAAACTGCTTACCGCGGGCTTTTGCGATCTTGCCGAGCAGCTGGCGCTTCGGGTCTTTCTTCACAGTCATGAGAGATACCCTCCCAGCCATAGCCCACCGGCGAACATTCCCAGCCCGATGCGGCCTTGCCGAAGTATCTGGCTCATGGGGATAAGGTCGCAGTCGCTGGCGCCGGCAGTTCCGAGGACCAGGAGGAAGCCGAGCGCGGCGATGATGCCGCAGGCTTGCCGAAATCTCTTTCGCGTCATGCTCGTTACCTCCAGATGTATTCGCGGCAGAAGATGTGATCTCCGATCTGCCCCCATACGCGGTCGTTCTCTCCATTGCGGGAGAAGAAAACCACGTCGGCGTCAAGGATCGTGTCTCCATACAGAGCGCCGTTGATGGCGTCATACTGCGCTTGCGTCGGCGCCGCGGTACTGACCGCGTAGATGGTGGAGAACTGGGGAACATCGCCGTTCTCTCCTTGGTGCAGCACATCGTGTACTGTGTCCGGGAAAGCGGAGTGCAGCACGCGGTTGAAAACGACTTCGACAACGGCCTGCTGCCCCTCGGCGCTCTGATTGCCGGCTTCGAGGAATACGACCGCAGCCAGCTCTGCCAGCTCCTCGTCAGTCATTTCGATGTTGACATACCGAGCTGCACGGGCGGGACGATCTTCGGCCCAGGTAACTTGCTCAGTCTCGGTCTTTTCTACCTCTAAAAGCCTGACAGGCGCTGTCGTTGCTGGGTTTTCTAACTTGCCGGCCATTTGTGCTGACGCTGCGGCTTCCTCGCTGACACTGATGCGGAGAGCCACGATGCAGGCTAAAACTGCGAGCAGGCAGATAAGCGGCGCCGGCGAAGCCCTCCTTTTTCTTCTTCGTTTCATGTTTTCCCTCCTATCTGCTTCATGCCCGGCCCGACCGCTTTGCGCGGCCCACTGTTGAGCGCGCTTGTCTGCCGGATGATCGTTTCATATGCGGACTTGAAACCGTCGTAGTTGTAATACTCGTATGTCTTTACGGTGCCGTCGCCAAAGGTGCGCTCTCCTGTCGCAATCAACCGCGAGGGACCACCCATAGCCTCAATGACGCGCCTGATATCCGTTCCCTCCGACAATCTTGCCACAGCCTCCTCTGGTGTTTTCCCAAAGTCCATATCGAGCTTGAGGTAATTCCACGCCTGGTCAATCCGCGCCCTCACCTCGGTCTGCACCTTTTCGGCTTTTTCCTTGAATTCTGCGATAGTCGGCGGGAATTTACACTCGCGTACCAACTTTACAACAGCCTGCTGCCCCGTCCAGAAGTCGATCTCCGGCAAGCAGGTCACCCACAGATTGATGGTAGGGCCGAGCTTTGCGATGCCGCCCTTGAAAACCTCTGCATTCGGATAGGCAAGGAGCATCACGGCGAATATCTCGCTCATTTCCTTGTGCGTCATAGGCTTTCCTCGCTGGCGTACATCTGGTGGAGCTGCTGCAGGTCGTCCATAGCACTCCCGCTGGTGCTCGGTCGGCTGCTGTTGCCGCCACGGATGCCCCAGCGTTCACGGCTGCACTTCCGAATGACAAGATTCCAGTCGCGCCACTTGTTCTTGTTGCCGTGCATTTGAGCGGACTCGTCTATGTAGTCGATGCAGCGCGTCAACTCTTCTTCGCCGAGGTCGTCGATCAGCCGGGCGTATTCCTCTTCGGTGAGCCGCACCCATCCATGCGCGCCGTGCTTATGGCGGGGGACCTCGGGGCGGTCATCTTCTGCAGCGTTATACTGCGTCGTTACGGTAGAGCGCTCGTTGTAGCGCGCTGCCAGGTACTCGCGGAAACGGTCGTTCTTGACCTTGCGAATCTCGCTCAGCAGCGGCTTGTTGAGCTTTTCGGATGTCGACCAGTTGTATCGACACCAGTTAAGGATCAGCAGCTCCTTGGTCTGCGCGCTGTACCGAATGACATTGTGCGCGCTATCCAGGCGTTTCAGCAGGCGTTCCACGGAATCGTTGTTGTACCCTGTCTCGTTGGCAATTTGCTTGATGCTGACCTCGTAACAGCCGCAGAGATTGGTGTGCGGATTGGTCATGCAGTAGAGATAGATGTACCGATCCTCGGGCGTAAAGTCATCGACGACCTTGCTGTCCGTCCAAAAGTCCATGCTGATATTCCGATAGCTCGCCATAGTGTTCACCTCCTTCGGTGGGCTGTCGCCCGGTTTCCCGGGCGACCATATCAGAACGGAAGCTCGCCGTCATCCTCACTGACTTCCGCAAAGTCACCGCCGTAATCCGACGCAGGATAGCCTCCGGAGACCGCGCCATAGGAGGAGCCGCCCGGCGCACCGTAGCTCGGTCCCTGATGGGGGTAACCTCCCTGCGGAGCATAACCACCTTGCGGATAACCGCCGCCGTCACCGTCGCGTTTGGAATCCCCAAAGTAAACATTGTCGGCTACAATTTCGGCGGATCGGCGCTTGTTGCCGTTGTTGTCCTGCCAGTCGCGGATCTGCAGCCGCCCCTCGACGACCGCCATGCGTCCCTTGCTGAAATATTTGCAGACGAATTCAGCGGTCTGGCGCCAGGCAACGATGTCGATGAAATCTGTTTCCTTTTCCCCGGACTGGCTTTTGAAATCGCGGTCGCAGGCAACGGAGAAGCTGGTCACAGAAAGACCGGACTGCGTACGCCGCAACTCTGGGTCGCGGGTCAATCGACCCATGACGACGATCTTATTCAGCATCGGCCGTATCCTCCGGCTCGTCAGCGTTTCGCAGCACCAACATCTTCATGCGGTACAACGCCCTGCGCGCCTGCTGAATGGCATCGAGAACTCTTTCGACATTGTATCTGTTCTCACCCTTGATGGTCGCTTCCAGCACATCGCGCTCAGTTTCAGCACGGATCAGCTCCTCGTAGCGATCCTGCGGAACGAGGACAAAGCCGGGGTCAAGCATCAGGTCAGCGACCAGCTCAGCGGGGGTCTTTTTGGTATCTTCCATAACGGTCTCCTTTCGTTTCTTTCTCAATGATTTCGATAGCCTTGCGGCACTGGCCGACATCAAACATTCCGATGTGGGTCTTCTCCACGGGCAAGCCCATCTTCTGGGCAAGCCACGCATAGGCCGCGTTGCGATGGCCGCGAAAGCGGCCATACTTCCACAGAGGGTCAAATACGGCGTGTGCAGCCTTCTTCCAGTTCCGCAGTTCCGCATTGGCAAGGCGGCCGAGGGGCTTATCCGTCCCCTTATGCACACCGACGTATGCCATGCAGTTCCGGCAGAGATAGATTTTGCCGTAGCTCTTGCCGTATATGACCTTGCTGTCGACATACTCAGTCTCTCGACCGCAGTAGTCGCAATAAACTTTCCTCACGGATGCTATGCCTCCTTGTATCTGGCGATCTGCTCGGGGGTGTCGGTTTCGATGCCGACCTCCTGGCACTCGGAAATGACGCCGTCCAGAAAGACGCTCATTTCTTTCGTGGAATATTCGCTGGTGCCTTTGATCGCCCGGTAATGAATGAACTTCTTCCCCTCGACATAACCGACGCCGGTTTCGGCGTAGTGCCGCGCCACCAGCGCGGGCGGTACGCCCTCCCGCAGGGAGAACAACACCTTGCACTCGTTTCCGGCCTCGTCGGTGTATGTCTCGCCGGTGCCGTAGCGCCGGAGCATTTCCTCGTAAACGGAGTCCTTGTCCGACTTCACCGCGACGGCCAGTTTCTCAATCAGCGACCATGCGTAGTTGTTCGCGTTGAGGCTTCGGGGGATGACGCGCCTTTTGATGGAGAATGTAATCTCCTGATCGCCGAGCGCGTCCCACAGCTTCTTGCAGCTCTCTCTGGTCGTGATGGTCAGCACGCTTTCTCCGGTGCGGGAGAACGACCAGTCTTTCAGCTTGCCGTTCATAGCGTCGCCCACTTCTCCTGATAGACCTGCATCAGATCCACCGCCCGGAGCCAGTCGAAGAAGTCGGAAATGACAGGGAAGATGCTGGGAGCGTCCTCACGGAAGTATGTTTCCGGCCATACATCGCGCCCGTTGCTGGCGATGTAGGTAAACTGCCGCGCTTCGGGGATTAACTCGAAGTAGGTGGGGTGCTGTGTGCTGGAAAAGAACTTGCCGGTGTCGTAGCTCTTGGTGAATTTGACGTCGATGATCTCCCCGGCTTTCAAGCAGTCCAGACGGCCATACAGAAGAAGGCTCATACCGCCGACCTCCACAATCTTCTTGGCTTTGTACTGGAGGACGCCACCGGCGCAGCGCCGGGCGACCTTTTCTGCGGCGGCATACCACGGATCGTTGGGATCGGCGCGGCCGTTGATGATGTCCGTCACCATGTCCTCGAACTTGATGCCGTTCTGCATGGCCTCCGTGGTCGGCGTCGGCTCACGGCGCAGCGTCTGCATGAATTCGCCCATCGGATCGCGCTCTGTCGTCATGTCCTCGTAGGGGTTTTCCTTCATGGTGTAGAGCCAGGACGCCAACAGGGAATGCGTCATCAGGTAGCGTCCCATTTACTCCGCCTCCTTTGCCTCCTCGGGCGCGGGCGTGTATTTCTTCAAAACCTTGTCGAAGAACAGGCCGCATTCCTTGATCTTTTTGTTCCAGAGAACGCCCAGCTCCTTGTTGGAGGTCAGCGCGTGCTTAATGGCCTGATATTTCGGCATGGCGGCGTTGGCGGTGTCGGCATCAACAATGCCGGCGATGATGGCCGTGCCCTCAACCATCGCGGCCTCGTATGCCGCCTGATCAACAGCGTTCTGCTCGACCTCGGCAGTGGCCTTGGCGTTGTACTCGGCGAACAGCTTCGTCAGGAAGTCGTTAGGGCTGGTCGGGCCGAGCGCGGGGATCTTGCGAATGCCGGAGATACCGCGCGTCCCCTTGGCGAAATACCTCTCGCAGTTGGAGAAGCCGATGGTGCGGTCATTGCCGTAGATTTCCACGAAGCCGCCCAGGTCCATAGGCTCCCAGACGTTGTTTTTCGTCTGGCCCTCGACCTTGATGCGGAGGCGGGTGTTGTCGCCGTCCTTTTCCTCCGTGGCGTGGAACACGATGACGATGTTCTTCTGCAGCTCATAGAAGCAGTAGTCCATCAGCCGGACGAATTCCTTGCCGACAAAGCCGTAGCCTTTGAGGGAGAGGCTGCCGTCGCGCTGGCCATACTTCGGGTCTTTCTTGATGGCCCACAGGGACATCAGCGAGATCAGCTTGCCGCCGGTATCGAAAACCAGCGTGTCGAAGTCCTGAAGATTGATGGGGGTGAGATCGCCGAGGATCTCGTCGTAGCTCTGGGGCTGGATGTACGGCTTGCGGTAGCGCGGCTCGATGCGGTCGATACCGAAGTCAACGTCGATGTGCAGGGGATTGGGGGCGGACAGCGCCAGAGTGGATTTTCCGATGCCGGGATAACCGGCGATCAGCATGCGGATTTTCTTCGCGCCCTCTTGGATGTCATTCGGGTTTCTAATCATGGTGATAGCTCCTTTCAGTTGGTAGCGGCTTCGCGCCGCAGAGTGATGATTTCGTGGCACCGGAAACCGAAATTGCTTTCCCGGTACATTTCGGTCAGCTTGAACTTCTCCTCGTCATAGATGCTGGAGCAATTCACTAAGCCCTCGGTCTTATCGGGGTGATAGGCGCGGAATGCAGCACAGGCCGCGTGAGCGTCCGGGGCTTCGACCTCAGTCCAGCCGCCGAAAAACGGCTGACCGTCCGTGCCGTAGGTAAAATAGAACTTTGCCATTATCGCGCCTCGCTTTCCCACTTGATGCCGCCGCCGCTCAGACTGACGGCCATTGCGCCGAGGAATTTGATGTCGTCCTCGTCCAGCCCGATAAAGTCTCTCTCGCCAGGCGTGGTGAAGCCTTCTTTGAGAATCACGATGTTTCCGACAATGGGATTTCCGTGGCGCACGGTATCGTAGAGAATGCAGCCGAACAAATTGAGCGGCAGACCGTGCAGCAGTCCTTCTTCGTTGACGACCATGCAGAACGGATCGGGCAGGCCCTTCGGGTGTACGACCTCGATCCATCCGCCGACAGCCTTTCCGATGGTCTCATAGGCAGGCTCGCCGAACTCCCTGACCTGCATCTTGTTTTCGGTAGTGATAACCAGTCCTTTCATCAATGCTCCTTTCCGGGGAAGCACTCCGGCTCCTCCCATGCGTCGGACTGCTTGATGCAGATATCGCAGCCGACGATATTCAAATCTTTGTCTCTGAAAATTTCCTCGCACTCTTCACCACAGACGGGGCAAATCGGGAAGGTCGGCTCCTTGCCGTCCGGGTAGCCGGTGCGCTCCATGTTTTGGATAACGGGGTGGTCTGGCAGATCGTAGTTCATTCGGTTTCACCTGCCTCTGCGATGTAGCGGCGGACGGTGGCGGTCAGCCAGTCCTGTGTGGTGGCGTAGCCCTCAGCCTCTATCAGCCGTTGCAACGCCTCGTAGTCGGCGGTTTCAAGCCTTGCCGAGATACGACAGGTCAGCCGGTGTGCGTCCTTTTTGGCCGTCTTGCGGCTCTCTGCCAGCTCCGGTGCGAAGTGCGAATAAAGCGCCGCCATCGCGTCCGGCCGCAGGCTCACGCCGTAGGCGTCTCCGTTCTCGCACTTGCTTTGAACGGTCTTGTCGTACTTGGGGTAGATGGCTTGTACCACCGCGACCATATCCTTGGCCGGTATCTGCTTGGAAAGCCGGAGCTCTCTCAGCTCTTCAGCCACGGTCGCACCTCACGGAAATCAATTTTCAAATTACGAGAACTATGCTATACTGAAGGGCATGGACAGGACAACACTAACCGACTTCT